ATTAACGATGGAAAATACAAGGGCGTGATCGGAGTTGGTGGCCTATTGCTGGCTAGGATATCGATAGAGTTAGTTAAGTCGCGTGAGGAATATTTTAATAGACTCACAAAAGCAAAAGACGAAGCGATTGATAACGACCTCTTGAAGGAACAGCACCCAGGTATGCCTATCGATGTAGATAGACAGACTCGTGTAACCTTCGGTGGTACAAAAAAAGACTAATAATTTTTTAGTAATTTTTGCCAACGAATAAATTAACCGTTTACCTTTGGTAAACAAATGGAGATAATAATATGGCAAACCAAGACGCAGCTTTCGGATTAAAACCCCTAGGCAAAATTGGTCAATCAGCTGATAACAACGCCGCTACTGAGTATGAAGTAGCAGCATGTGCATCTGCTTTTGCTCAAAACGATTGTATGGTAGCTCTAGCAGCTGGTACAGTTGGAATTGGAGCAAACACAGACAACGGAGTTCTTTTGGGCTCTATGCAAGGTGTTTTTTTCACTGACGCGACTACAAGTAAACCGACTTTTGCTAATCACTTAGTGGCTTCAAACGCAGCTACTGACATTAAAGCATTTGTCACTGACGATCCTTTTCAAGTTTATGAAATACAATCGGCAGCATCCGGCGCAACTCAACAATTAGACGTTTTCACAAACGCTGATTTAACTGTTGCAGCAGGTGCTACACCGCATTTCGTTTCTAAATCTGAATTAACGGATACACAATCAACAACTACAGCTAACTTGCGAATTATCGGAGTTTCTGACGATCCAGACAATAGCGATTTATCATCAGCTAATTGTAACTTTAAAGTGATCATTGCAGAACATTTCTATATGACCGCAACTGGCGTATAATAGCAGAATAGGAGAATATAAATTATGGCTATATCAAGAGGACAACTAGTTAAAGAACTAGAGCCAGGTTTGAATGCACTATTCGGCTTGGAATACAACAACTATGCTAATGAGCATGCGGAAATTTTCGACACTGAAAACAGTGACAGAGCTTTTGAAGAAGAAGTAATGTTATCTGGTTTCGCGAATGCACCAATCAAAGCTGAAGGAACTTCAGTTTCATTTGATAATGCACAAGAAACTTTCACAGCTCGTTACACACATGAAACACTTGCTTTGGCATTTGCGATCACTGAAGAAGCTATCGAAGATAATCTTTACGATAGACTTGCTTCTAGATACACAAAAGCTTTAGCGAGATCAATGGCTAACACTAAACAAGTGAAAGCTGCTAATGTGTTAAACAACGCTTTTGCGACTGCAAACGGTGGAGATGGAAAAGCACTATGTGCTACAGATCACCCTATCGCTGCAGGAACAGACAGAAATGAATTGTCTACTGCGGCGGATCTTAACGAAACTTCATTGGAGCAATCTTTAATAGATATCGCTGCAATGACTGACGAAAGAGGTCTTAAAATTGCGTCTCAAGGAGTGAAAATGATCGTTCCTTCTGCACTTCAATTTACTGCAGAAAGATTAATGAAATCTTCTGGAAGAACTGGAACAGCTGATAATGATATCAATGCAGTTGTATCTAAAGGAATGGTTCCACAAGGATATGTGATTAACCATTACTTAACAGATACAGATGCGTTCTTTATCAAAACAGACGTGCCTAATGGATTAAAACATTTCGTTAGATCACCTATGAAAACAGCTATGGAAGGTGACTTCACAACTGGAAACGTAAGATACAAAGCTAGAGAGAGATACTCATTTGGGTTCTCTGACTGGAGAGGTATTTTCGGATCACCAGGAGCATAATCATAACATTTTTGTGGCGGAACACAGTTCCGCCACAATTGAATCTTAGAAAGATATAATCATGAAACAATTCACAGTAAAAATATGGGCATACGATCATTACGCAAACTTTAATGTTTATGCGGAAGATAATGCTATTTCTCTTGAAGAATCAATTCTTGACAAATTGGGAGAAAAAAGTATAAACTGGGAATATCTCGGAAACAACTATAATAACGAGATAAATCGAATAACCTATGAGGAGGTTGTTAATGATACAAGACCTATACAAACAAAAAAGGTCCTTGGAGTTGAAGTGGGAACAGGAGCATCTGTCTAATGATAGATACACTCTTGAAATGGTCAGAATTGATGACAAAGTTAGACAAGTCATTACTGAGATCAAGCTTGAAGAAGCTCAAATTGCCCATAGAAAAAATAGCATTGAAGGCGCTGCTCCACAAGTTTCTGTAGCTACGCGTATAGTCGACATTCCCTAGGGACTACATTTAAAATATCTAGGAGGATATTAATATGGCTAACACAACTTTTAATGGTCCGGTTAGAGCAGAACAGGGTTTTAAACAAATCACTAAAAATGCAACAACTGGTGCTATTACAGATAATACAACAATCGACTCAAGCGGAAACTTAGTAGCTGGCGGAACTGCAACTTTTGCAGGTATTGTAGATCTTAACGGAAATACAATTTCAGCGGGTACAGGTATCACAACTGGTACAGGTACAGTTTATGCCGGTGCAGCAGTTAAAGTTGGTGGAATTTATTCTACTTCAATTTTACTTGACATAACTGGTTTAGCAAGTTCTGGTTCTGGTGACATTATTGGAAAAGCAGCAACAGCTAATTCACACATTGGACAAATTACTGCAGCTAACAATGGTACTATTTTAACAGGTCAATGGTCTGTTTATGAAACTCCAGCAGGTGGTGATCCAGATATCGATTTTTGGTACGCGGATGAAGCAACTGGTACAGAAGATGCAGCAATCACAGGTTTATCAAACCAAGTACAATTAATGAATAATGGTGACTTAACTGCCGCTTCAATTGATTACTTTACAGCAGGTGCAGTGCCAGCAGCAAATAAATATTTATATTTAGTAACTGGTGCAGCAACAGATGGAAACTACTCAGCAGGAAGATTACTCATTGAAATGTGGGGATACGACGCGTAATAAATAAATTAACTCTTTGGGTGAAGTGTAATGACTTCACCCCTAGATAAAAGGAGAATAAAAAATGGCAGATGTAGTATTAAATCAAACTATCTTTGATGGTGATAAAAAATTAATAACACACTATAATAATGTTTCAGATAACGCAGGTGGCACAACAACTATTGTTGATGTTTCAGCATTAGGCACAAGCCCAAGTGGTGATACTTGTACTAGAGTAAGATTAAATAAACTTTGGTATAGTGTTTCAATGACAGCTAAAGTAGATTCATTAAGAATGCTTTGGGATGCAACAACTGATGCAACTTTTTTAACTTTAGAACAAAGTGGTTATTTTGACTATAGTTCTATAGGTGGAATAAAAAATAACGAAGCTTCAGGTGTAACAGGAGATGTTAAAGTAACTCTACCAGCTTGTACAGCAGGAGATACTGCTACTATTACTTGCGAGTGGATTAAAGTATACTAGGGAGGTAACGTATGGCCAATACAACTTCCGGCACAGTTACTTTCGACAAAACGTTCGCAGTTGATGATTTAATTTCAGAAGCGTACGAACGAATTGGATCACAAGTAACTTCTGGATATCAATTAAAAACAGCAAGACGTTCTTTAAATATAATGTTTCAAGAATGGGGCAATAGAGGTTTGCACTATTGGGAAGTAGCTGAATCAAATATTGATTTAATTGAAGGTCAAACTGAATATACTTTTTTTAGAGCAACTAGTGATGGTACAAGTTCTAGCACCAGTGCCACAGCTGATGTTTATGGGGTTGCAGATGTTCTTGAAGCAACTTTAAGAACAGATAGAACTGCAACAGATCAAGCAGATTCTGCTTTAACAAAAATAGATAGATCAACTTATTCTGCACTATCAAATAAATTATCTAAAGGAACACCATCAAAATATTTTGTACAAAGATTTGTTGATAAGACTACAATAACAGTTTACCCAACAGCAGATTCTTCAAATGCATCTAAAGACTTACACTTTTATTATGTTAAAAGAATACAAGATGCAGACTCAACATATACAGATGCAACAGATGTACCATTTAGATTTGTACCGTGTATGGTATCAGGGTTAGCCTTTTACTTAGCACAAAAATTTAACCCACAGTTAGTTCAACAAATGAAATTGTATTATGAAGATGAATTAGCTAGAGCATTATCAGAAGATGGTTCTTCTACTAGTGTTCATATAACACCAAAAGTTTATTACCCAGGAACATAATGGCAAGAGGAAAATACGCAAAAGCAATATCAGACAGATCAGGAATGGAGTTTTCATATCATGAAATGATGA